TTTACCATAGGTCAGTCAACTGGAGCCATACAGGGCTATCTGGAGACGATGGACTATCTTAACGGACTACCAACATCGGAGGTATGCAAATGAGCGGAATAGTAAAGATTCACGGCAAGTCATATAAGACCGTAGCCCTGCGGGTTGCGGAGTTCAGGCAGGAGTACACCGTAAGCGATGGGTGGGGCATCATCACAACCCTGATCCATCACGATGAGGACACGGTGGTAATGAAGGCAGAGGTCGTGAACCCTGCGGGCATGGTCGTAGGTACTGGGCATGGCGAGGAAAAACGCTCTGCCAGTCAGATCAACCGCACCAGTGCTATGGAAAATGCGGAAACTTCGGCAATCGGTCGCTGTCTGGCCACAGTTTCAGCAGGCTTGCAAGGCGTGGAATTTGCGACAGCAGACGAGTTGGTCAATGCCCTACATCAACAGGGTGGCGGAAAAAGAGCCGCATCAGATAAGCAAAAAAAGTTCCTGCACAGCCTGATCCTCAAGTTGCCGAAGGGACAGCAAGCCGCCTACATTGAGAGGGCGAAGGAGGGCGATGCACAGACCATTTCAGACATGATTGAGGAGCTGAAGAAATGAAAGCACTAAGAATGGATATGCTCAGGGCCATGCGGGAAGAGCAGGGCATGAGCCGTGGTGACCTGGCAGGCCTTATTGGCATTGGTGAGTCTACGCTTGCCTGTTGGGAACTGGGTCATCGTGAGCCTCGATATGAGCATCTTGTACGGTGGTGCAACGCCGTAGAAACAACACCAAATGACATCTTGGAGGGAGTGGAAAAAAATGGCTGAGAACTTGGCATGGATCAAGTTCTTCGTGGGGGACTGGCGTAGGGACCCGAAGGTCGCTATGCTGTCAGCGGCAGGTCGAGGTGCTTGGTTGGAGATGATTCTGACCATGCACGACCTGTCGGACTGCAAGGTAGAAGGCACGGTACGGGAGATCGCACGGATGTGCCACCTTGATTCTTCTGAAGTCCAGTCAGCCCTACAAGAGCTTTACAGATTGGGCGTTGCTGACATTTCTTGGTGTGACGATCCCGTTACGGGTGAGGCGATTGTAACAGTCGTGTCACGCCGACTTGAGAGGGAGGAAAAAACCCGCTCAGATGCACGGGAACGCCAAAAAAAGTACAGACAGAAAAAGAAGTCACAAGAGAATAACAAAGAACTTCCTTCTGACTCTGACTCTGACTCTGACTCTGACTCTAATAAGAATAAAAAGGAAAAGCAATACAAGCCGAAGAAGGAGCAGGTGGAGGCGATCTACGCTGCCTACCCACGGAGGGTGAAGCCAACAGAATCCAAGAAACGAATTGAGAGTGCGCTGATAGACCTGCACAAAGAGCATGGCGATCAGAACTTTGCCTACCTGCTTGACAGGACGCGCAAGTTCGCTCAAAGCCCCGCAGGAAAAAGAGGCGAGTTCACGCCGCATCCGTCAACGTGGTTCAATCAGGGCAGGTACATGGATGACCCGAACGAGTGGCATCGCGTAGACACGGAGCAGAAAAAACCGTATCAGCAACATCAACAGCCAATTAGGTCAAGGCGGAGGGTTGTAATGGGATGAATGAATTAGAACGAAGAAAACTGTCGCAGGTTATGATGCTTTTGTCAAGGATAAAGGATTTTCAGCCTGACTACTCAAATCCGACTGAGGCATACAATCAAATTGGAAGCATAAAGGCAATATGCTTTCACATCAGCCTTCACTTGGGCAAGATGATTAATCAAGACTGGAAGCCAATACCGCTGACAGAGATGGAGGAGGAGGCTATCAGGATGATTAATCTCCAAAACGCTGAGTTAGAGGAGGAAGCTGACCAAGCGCCAACCACATATATCATCTTTGACTGAGGGAGAAATGATTGACGCAGAAGAGCTGTGGATAGAGCGACTGAGACAGGACATCAGCCGGGACGATATTGCAAGGGCAGTTGGCAGGTGCAAGGACACGATCAAGGACTGGGAATACGGTCGATTTGTACCTCGCCATCCTATTGACTATCTTCGTTGGTGCCAGGCACTTGGTGTCAACCCGATTAAAAATGCTGGTCTAAAGCAATGGTGGGATGATGAATAACATTGACGGCAATGCCGATAAAGTGAGCGAGCTTGAATGCTCATTGTGCAACTGCGAGTTTGACCTTGATGCCGAGGGCGGAATCTGTGGTCATCTTGGAATCCTGCCAGTTGCGTTGTGTCCATTTTGCCTTTCGGGCCTGGACGATCTATTCACTCAACTACACGGATGCTCAGATGAATCACTTTGAAGAGTTTAAAAAAGAGGCAGAGGAGATCTGCCAAAGGGTAACAGGAAAAACAGTTGATGAGTGGGACACCATCTTTGCCAAGCGGAGGGCAAACGGATTGCGGGCAGGAAAACTGTCTCCTGATCGCATAATGTCGGAAAGAGAGGCAAGCGGGTTCATACGCTACTACGGCCTATCTGATGACGATATTGAGCAGGTTCTGCTGAAGAAGCATGACTTTGACCACAACATTTATCCCCTGGGCGATATGATTAAGGTCGTGTGCCGAGATCAGGATCTATGGAGCAGTTTTGTGGAGAAGCATCAGGAGTCTTACCTTGGCCCCATGATGCCGGAGCTACTTGCCGTCATCGCATACCGCCCCGTAGCGGATCTAAACAACAGGAGGTTTGAATGAATCTAATGGAGATTGAGAGCGGCAACCCGTTCAAGAACATAGAGCGTCTTGACATCAGCCAAGAGGAATACTTTGCCATTGACGCTTACAGCAGTACGGACCTACGTACCCTGTACATCGACCGTGGTCAGCCCTATGGCATGGCGCAGAAAAAAGCAGGCTCCTACGTAGAGTCAGATGCCATGCTACTCGGCTCTGTCATTGACTGCCTTATCACAGAGCCAAAGGAGTTTGACAATCGCTTTGCCGTATGGACACGAGACATCAACACGCCCAACACACCTCTGCAACAGGCTGTGTGCGATGAGATCATCGCAGGGGTAGACCCTACGGAGGCCCACGCTAACCATTACAAGAACAGCGGGGAAAAAGCAGTAGCCCAGTTCCTTGAGCAATTTGAGCCATACTGCTCTAACTACAGGATGATTAACATGGGCGAAGAGAAGAAGCGGCGGATGCTTTCTGCCGATCTTGCCGAACGTGCGCGAGAAGCCGTCTCAGCGGCCCGTCAGCACACGCAGTTTGTGGACATAGTCAAGGGTAGCGACAAGCAGGTCGCGTTCGTTGCAGAGGCATTTGGAGTGCAATGGAAGGGTCTACTGGATTTCTACCGCCCCGGCTACGTCACAGACCTTAAGACAACGGGCGATTTCCTCAGCATCAGGAGCAACTTCAGCCGCCGCGCCTATGCTATACAGATGCGCCTATACGCATGGCTTGCAGAGGCTCACACGGCAGAGCATTTCTACATTGAAACGCAGGAGCCGTACAGGACGAAGTTGACCGACGAGCCTACAGACCTGATGAATGAGGAGTTCTGGACCGTAAAAACACTTGAAATGATGCAACGCATCGCCCACCACCACAAGACAGGTGACTGGGTACGAACCATGGAGTACTACCAAAATGGTGGATATGAACGCCTTTAACATGTACCTCAAAGCAGTCCTGATGCTCTTAGCTATAGGCGTCATGGCAATCATCTTCGTGACATTCGTTCGCGTGGTGTGGATGCTCTCATGGCTCCTCTTTGGGACCGTAGGTGCATACGTGCTGACCATATCGGCAGTCTTACTAATGGCATACACGATCTATGGCTACCAAGCAGAAAACGCGGGGTAACTCGGCTGAAAAGTACGTTGTTGACTGCGCCTTGGAGAAGGGCATAGAGTCGCAACGTGCCTGGGGGTCGGATGGCAGGAGCATGGGACTCTCTGCGTCTGATGACGGCCTCATAGGCTGGTATCGCTGGCAGTGCAAGCGGTTCATGCACAAGTATGTGCCTAAGTGGTTCATCACGAACGTGATAGACTACCTATCCGGCGACATTGACATCGTAACCATCTACGTGGACAAGGCCAGGGGGCATCCAAGGAAGGTTTACGTAGTGCAGGAGCTGGACTCGTGGCTTAACCTAAAGAGAATGGCAACGCTATATGGCAAGCCTGACGATAGAGATGGTGGACGGTCCTCGGAAGGGTGACTCGATCACGCTGAAGAACGCATGGAAGTATCCAGAGGTGCATCTCGCGCCATACAAGGATGAGCATGGCAACATGCAGATAGCAGAATACCGGGCGGTGAGACTGCCCAAAAACCCACTAAAGAAGGAGGCGGCGAAAATTGTCTACAAACAAGTTAAAGGCACATGAAACGGTGTTTATCAGCAATGCCTGCAAGAGGGCAATCAAGCTGTCATACGCCGATCTTGTAGAGATGAAGAAGGCATATTTGGAGGCAAAGACCTACTGGGCAGACAGTGGAAGCTCAGAGAAAATGCACTGGTACTGGAAGGGGTCAGCTGACACCATTGAAAGCATTGTAAATACCGGAAGCAGGCACATGTTTGATGAGCTTAAGAAGATGGGTCTTGACAAGAAAATGCTTTACATTATGTACGGCGCACAGGTGTATGCCGACTACTACGATGCAGTAGCAAAGGGTCTTGAGACTCCGCTTGAGTTCAAGTCATATAGAGAAAAAAAATTAGAAGGAGACGATGAATAGCATCAACAGCCAAGAAGAGATTGATTTACTCAAGGCAGATAAAATCATAGATGCGTCAGCATCGGTGTATGGGGTTCCAAGGGAAAAGGTTATTGGAAAGAGAAGGTTTGGCAGGTATGTCGATGCAAGACATTCAGCAATGAAGCTGACAAGAGATGAAACCAGGCTAAGCCACAAGGAGATAGCCAGTATGTACTCTGGTCGTGATCACAGCACGGTGGTGTCTGCTGTTAAGAAGGTAGAGGGCTATCTTCAGTATGACCAGAAGTACCGAAATGAGTATAATGCCCTTGTCAAGAGGTATCACGAAATGATGATGGCATATAAGCAAGAGGTCATTGATATGACAGCCGAATTTGAGCATGTCACGGATTTTCTTGATCAATAAAACGAGCAAAACAAGAAAGCCATGCCGGATATATCCATGTGCCTCAATCACGAGTGCCACTTGGCTAAGGAGTGCTATCGCCATGAGGCAAAGCCAGGTGAGTGGCAATCCTACTCGCACTTCCGCCCTAATGAAGCAGGTGATTGCAACAACTTTTTGCCCATGTGGAAAACACCAAAAACTATCGCGAAGCCGTCAAAACTGACGAGAAAGCGCAAAAAATGACGCTTATATCTTCAAAAAAGCAGACAAAACCCTGCAATTAAACGCGAACGCGATAAACAAAGAGGTACAACAATGGTTGCAAATGCGTGGATGGGAACAGTTGAGTGCCCTAAGCACGGAAAGCACAAAGAGTATTTGCAGTTTTGTGGATACGATGGAGACACAATTCTATGCCAGCGATGCTATTGGGATATGCTTAAGGCAAATAGTGTCATGGAAGTTGAAAGGGTCTATGACGAAGATGACAGTATAAATGTCGGTGCTACATATGAAACCACAAGCGGCTTTGGATTCTATTTATAGCACTACACAAAAGCAGCCACCTACACTACAAACACGATTGTATACAAACACGATTGTATACCACATTCCGGAATAGCACACAAAACAAATCTTATGAATAAGAAATGCAGGCACTGTGGCGAGATGAAGGATGCCGATGATGGCTTCTACAAGTCGTCTGGATATTCCTGCAAAGAGTGCGTTAAGAAAAGATCCCGTCGCATCTACAAGGCAAACAAAGACAACCCGAATTACATGCCGGGCAAAAGCAAGAAGCGATGGTCGCAATCGGCACACGAAAAAATATACGGCCTGATTAAGACTTCCTGTAAAAAAAGGGGACTCGACCTTAAGCTCACGCTTAATGAAGTGAAGGAGATTATATACCTTCCGTGTCATTACTGCGGCCAGATTGATACAAGGGAGTGGCGGGCGAATATGTTTTCGGACGTGAACAGCATAGACAGGGTTGATGCAAGCATCGGATACGTGCATGGGAATTGCGTACCATGCTGCGGTATGTGCAATATCATGAAAAACACCTATAATAAGGATGACTTCATTGCAAAGGCGAAGCAAATAGCAGCACACAACAATAAATAGGCAATAGAGAATGATTATCACCGTACTGCAAATATGGCTGGGCGAGGGATACCATTGGGGCTTTGACCTGATACGTATTGAGCCGATTGACCGCGCCCTCCTCTCCATCTACAAGTCCCGACAGTTCGGCTGGGACATAAAAATCCTGTTCTTCAACGTACTATGACAAAAAAGGAATACCAGCAGATGATGGAGGAGACGCTTGCTGAGATACAGCAGATTCTCCATGCAAAGAACCACGACTACACGGCAGGATCACCAGACCCGTTTGCCAACTTCCGCCTTGCGGAACTGGAGGGCGTAGATCCTGTCAAAGGTCTTATGATACGGGTATCCGATAAGATGCAGCGTCTGAGAGCCTTCATAAACAGCGGAAAACTGCTTGTCAAGGGCGAATCCTTTGAGGATGCCGTACATGACATCATAGGCTACATGCTCATCGTAAAGGGTATGCTCATAGAACAAGCCAACGGAGAGGACCAAACAACGCCATGAAAATCGTCATACCTGCCTACGGTCGCCACGAACTAACACGCCGCGTAGCCCTGTACTACGATGACCTTGGCGTTGATGCTATTGTCGTAGAAACGCCCGATGCCGATGGCAACCTCTCAGGCGTACAAGACTACGTAGTGGAGCAGGACAGGGATGAGAAGGGTGATGTCCTGGTCGGCAAGAAGTTTAACGATGCCTTAGAGTATGCCGCGAACTTCAATGAGGATGTGATACTTACTGGCAGCGACTCCCTGCTGTCGCCAAAGTATCTGCGCGAGATCAAACAATATAACGGCGAATATATGGAGATCAGTGGCTGTCACTTCTTCGACCCTATAAGCATGGAGATGATATACATCGCTGGGTTCGTCTGCGGCAGCGGCAAGTACATGAGCAGGAACATGATGGACACATGCGGTTGGCGACCCTACGATGACAAAAAGTCCCGCAATGTT